TTGGCATTGAACATTCTTAAGGCTGCCCTTGATTCAGGTAAGCGTAGAAAGATTTGCTGGAATAGTGATTCACGACTATTGAGACAAGAAGGTATCCCTGATAGTTTCAACTTCAATGGTAGTGCTGTGTTCATTACAAACTTGAAATTCTCAAGTATTAAAAGCAAGAAATTGCAAGATCACTTGGAGGCACTTGAGTCACGTTGTCACTTCTTAGATTTGACAATTGATAGTGAGCGTGACAAGTTGTTGCGTATTAAGCAAGTGCATAGGGATGCTGACGGTGGTTTGTTCAAAGACTATGATTTTGATGGTAATCAACCTCAAGAAATCTTAGAGTTCATGGAACAAAATTTACCTAGACTACGTGAATTAAGTTTGCGTATGTGTTTGAAAATTGCAGACTTAGTTAAGATTAGCCCTACTAACTGGAAAAATCTTGCAGTTAGTACTTGCATGACTAGATAACTTACTCTCTCCAAAAAGAGTTTTATAGGGACTTCGGTCCCTATTTTTTTACCTATATGCTTGAAATACTTATTTTTTATGTTATAATGTTTGTATGAAACCTAGTACTAAAGAACAACTTATATTTTATATGTCTAATAAACTTAGTTTAGGTACGTATGATAAAAAGTTTATAAATAATATCCTTGGTAAACAACATATTACTACCAATCAAGCAACCTTGTTGGATAAGATTATTATACGTTATCATAAGCAATTTTTAAAAAATGAATTGAATAGTGAAGAACTAGTAAAACTGCCTTGGGCAAAAGATCCTATACAAAGTTTACCTGAATATACTGAAAGTTATATATCTATACAAGAAGATACTATAATTTTAAAAACTCCCTATAATGCTAGCTATGTAAAAGAAATTAAAAAATTACCCTATACACTTACATGGAATAAGACAGATACTGATAAGTATTGGTCGGTTGTATTCTGTACTGAAACATTGAAACAAGTTATAGATATTACAGAAAAGCATTATAGCAAAATTAACTATTGTGAAAAGACCAAAGAAATTATTAACTATCTTTCTTACTTTGAAGATTGTAAGTATTGGAATCCAACACTAGTTTATAGAAATGATAGATACATGTTGTTTGCAGCAAATGAACCTTTGTACAATAGATTAACTGATGAATTGAATAACATAGATATACTTGCTATATCAAGGTTGGTAATGTTTGGCGTAAGTATGGATGAAAGTGTTAAACTGCACCTAGTAGATTTATTAAAAGATGAAGAAAAGGTAAACTTTATACTTTCGGCAAATGTCGATATAGACATACATGAGTTGCCCTTGCTATTTGAAAATCTTTCTGTCATTCAAAGCGATTTTGTAATTTTGGGTCCAACCATAACTCGCAAACTAAGTGTAAAAGAAAAAATAAAAAATAAACTTGTTGAAAAAAATATTTCTTTTGCTTGGTTAGAGTCTAAGACTATAGCAGAAAGTCACAAAATAAATATCTCTGATTATAAATCAGTAGTATTCTTAGATTTTGGTATCTCTACTTTTGTAAACTCACCTATACAAGTACCATGGTCTAAACATATTAGACTTGTCAACAACACACCAATACAATTATGAAAACATGTAAGTTAATCATCAAAGATGAAGTGAATATAAAACTAGAGGGTTTAGAATTAGCTGAACGTAAAGCATTGATGAAAATGTTTGAATACGAAAAACCAGGTGCAAGATATCTCCCTGCAGTACGTCTAGGTCGTTGGAATGGAAAGATAAGTTTCTTTAGTTTAGGTGGTAGTTCATACATGAATCTATTGCCTAAAATATTACCTGTATTAGATAATGCAAACTATGAAATCGAATTAGAAGACCTTCGTGATTATGTAACAAACTTTGAATTCTCTGAAGTGTCCGAATCTACATTTAGTCACAAGAATTGGCCTAAAGGTCATCCTAAAGAAGGTGAACCTATTAAGTTACGTGACTATCAAATTCAAATCGTTAACAACTTTTTAGAGAATCCTCAGAGTGTACAAGAAATTGCAACAGGAGCAGGCAAGACAATCATGACTGCCGCTTTATCATATAGCATAGAACAATATGGTAGATCAATTGTGATTGTACCTAATAAAAGCCTTGTTACACAAACAGAAGATGATTATAAAAATCTTGGATTAGATGTGGGCGTATACTTCGGTGATAGAAAAGAATATGGTAAAACACATACTATTTGTACCTGGCAGAGTCTTAATAATATGCTTAAGAATACTAAAAGTGGGGAGGCTGAGGTAGAGATAGGTGACTTCTTAGAGGGTGTTGTTTGTGTAATGGTTGATGAGGTGCACATGGCTAAGGCTGATGCATTGAAAGAATTATTAACAGGTGTGATGAGTAAGATACCAATTCGTTGGGGACTAACTGGTACTATACCTAAAGAGATTTTCAACAGTCAAGCTATCTATATAAGTTTAGGTGATTTGATTAACAAACTAAGTGCAAGTGAATTACAAGATAGAGGTGTATTGGCACAATGTCATGTGAATATTGTACAATTACAAGATAAGGCTGAGTTCAGTAATTACCAAAGTGAATTGAAGCATCTACTAGAAAATACATTGCGATTAGATACAATGGCACAATTGATATTGAAAATTAAAGATACAGGCAACACACTTGTATTAGTGGATAGAGTTAATGCAGGTAAAGAATTAATTACTAGATTACCTGATGCAGTCTTTGTAAGTGGTGAAACAAGTTTAACCGAAAGAAAAGAAGAGTATGATGAAATTGCAACTAGTACTGGTAAGATTATTGTGGCGACTTACGGTGTGGCCGCTGTTGGTATTAATCTCCCTAGGATTTTTAATCTGGTTCTTATTGAGCCCGGAAAAAGCTTTGTTAGGGTTATACAATCAATTGGGCGAGGCATTAGAAAAGCAGAAGACAAAGACTTTGTACAAATATGGGATATCACAAGTAGTTGTAAATTTGCAAAGAGACATTTAACCAAAAGAAAAGAGTTTTATCGTGAAGCAAACTATCCATTTGATATTGAAAAACTCAAATATTAATGCTATAATACACATATGAGAATACTTCAATTAGACAATAACAGATATTTTAACTTAGAAACATTACCAGATGAAATAGATGATCTACGTTTTGCAATTCTAGATAATAGTAATCCTACTAATGTTGACTATCACTATATACCTTTGATCTTTTTAGAAAGTTTCAATAGTCCTGCAGTAGTACTTAGGGTAGGAAATCGCACAATTAAAATGCCAGTAGATTGGCAAATACTTATTGGTGAACCTGATATAGGAGATTTAGAAACATTACCACTGACCAGTATTAATGACAGGGGTTTTAAGGCATATGAGTTTAATCCATTGAGTGCATTTAGACCTAGCTTTTTAGACATTGAGATTGTAGATATCTACCACGATGTTACGTGGTATGCTCCTAGATTAAAGAATGGGCAGTTTCTATGTGTACCTATAGATGACGATGATAAACCTCGTTGTGTTTATTTTGTTAAAGAGATTAGTCGTAATTGTGAAGTAGTAGATTATCATCAGGCATTCTAATGGCAACAAAAAGCAAAACTCCCACTGACGAAAAATTTGAAAGTCAAGACCTTGATTTGTTTGATGCACTGTTGGCATTGGATAAAAAAGATTATACATATTTGGATAGATTAACTGATGAGCAAAGAAAGAAATTTTCTCACTACATGATGACACAGTGGATGAGTTGCGTTAAAACAAATAATTCAGAAATTGAACAATATTATGTAATGAGTGTTGATGCTGCATCAAATACACATATGTTCAATGAACACGTGATGAAACATCCTAAACTGCAATGGTTAATGTTGTGTGCAAGTAGTCCGGGGTTAGGTAAACAATTTCATCAATACTTACCGCAGATAAAAAAGAAAGTTGCATTATTAGAAGAACCTGCTACCGAGAAAGATATTTTTGAATATTTCAAAAAGATATATTCTACTATTAGTGAATCTGATGCAAAGTTGATGGCTAAAACATACACATTAGAACAGAGAAAAAAAGCTTATATTGCAAAACAATATCCAAACATGAAATTCAATGATATTGAAGTACTAAGTAACATAATTGATGAAAAAGACATTGAAAAATACGAAAGAGACAACGGCAACTGATTACAGTTGTGAATTTTGCAATGCAAAATTTGCAAGAGAACGTACCGTATTAAGTCACATTTGTGAGACAAAGAATCGTTGGCTACACAAAGACAACCAAAGCAATCGTATTGCATTTCAAGTTTTTACCACATTCTATACCAAACATAGCCCAACTAAACAACAAAAAACATATAGAGATTTTATAAAGAGTCCATATTATATGGCATTTATTAAGTTTGCAAATTATTGTATTGATGTTAAGTGTATAAACATACTTAGATTTAGTGAATGGTTGTTAAAAAACAATATCAAGATTGATAATTGGAATACTGATAGTAACTATACTAAATTCATTTTAGATCATTTAAAAACAGAAGATCCTTTCGATGCAGTTAAACGTAGTATTGAATACTGTATGGATATGTGTGTAAGTGAAAATTTACAACATCATGATTATTTGAGATACGGAAATCCAAATAAAATCTGCCATGCAATCGCAACTGGTAGGATTAGTCCATGGCTGTTGTATTGTAGTGAGAGCGGTGTCCGTTTACTAGATACATTAAATCCGGATCATGTTAAAATAGTTATTGATTACATAAAACCAGAACAATGGGCATTGAGATTTCATCGTGAACCAGACATAACAAACCAAGTTAAACAATTACTTAAAGATGCGAGATATTGATGTTAATAGGTGATCCATATACTACAGTAGAGGCTGCTCAACGATTCATTAGATTATTTAATGGTGGGTATTATAACAATATGACAAGAGGAAAAACTAAAATCATTTGGCATAGACTTCCGGGTTATAAGTTGAAAGCAACCTGGAACCCAGGTCCTAGAGGATTTGAATATGGTATCAGAGAAGAAGACATGGTACCTATACAAGAATGGTGTGAGAAAAACAATTGCGGTGTGCGAACAAGTTTTGACACATGGAAGTTTAAGAAACCTGAAGATATGACATTCTTTTTATTGAAGTGGGAATGATGTACATTATAGATAAAACCAAAACAATTAAACT